ACTCGAACCGCGCCACGATCAGCGTCTTTATCACGTCAAGGACGGTCTGGAAGATATTTTTTATCCCTTCCCACAGCCCGCTAAAGAAATCTTTCAGACCGTTCCAGATGGACTGCGCCGCCCCGGTGATGGCATTCCAGATATTGGAGAAAAAGTCTTTTAATCCATTCCACACTGCTATGGCGGCATCTTTTATGACATTCCATAAATTGACCCAGAACTCCCGGAAACCCTCACAGTTATTCCACAGCGCCACGAAGATAGCGATTAATGCAGCTATGGCGGCTATCACTAAAGTGACCGGGTTTGCGGCGAGTATTCCCCACAGCGCACTCAGCCCTCCTCCGATACTGGAAATGCCGCCGATCAGTGTCGGGATGAATGTCATAATGCTGCCCACCGCAGAGACCACTTTCCCGATCACGATAAGCACGGGGCCGATGGCCGCAGCGAGTAATCCGATAGTGACGATGGTGTTCTTGGTGCCCTCGTCCATGCCGTTGAGCTTGTCAACGAATCCCTGCACCCATGTGACGATCTGCCTTATGGCGGGCATGAGGATTTCACCAAAGGAAATGGCAAGCTCCTCCAACTGGCTCTTTAAAATGGTAAGCTGACCGGCAAGGTTATCCTGCATGGTCGCCGCCATCTCCGCCGACTTCCCGTCACAGTTCGCTATGGCGCTGCTCACCTTTTCAATGTCCGCAGGGGCGGCATTCATCAGCGCAAGGAATCCTGACATGGCATTCTTCCCCACCAGAGCCTCTGCCGCCGCTGCCTTCTCCGATTCGGACAATCCGCCGAAAGCCGTCCGGCAGTCAGCCAGGATGGCACTCAAATCCCTCATGCTGCCGTCCGCATTGGTGGTGGCAATGGTCACTTCCCCGATGCTCGAACCACAAATCTTCACTTCCCCGGAAAGGTTGCTCATGATGGTGCGGAGGGCGGTTCCGGCCTGCGTGGACTTGATGCCCGCATTTCCCATCAGGCCGATTGCCTCTGCGGTATCTTCCGCAGAGAAACCAAGCGCCCCGGCGATAGGCGCACAGTATTTGAAGGTCTCGCCCATCATGGAAACGTTGGTATTGGCGTTACTGGATGCCGCCGCAAGGATATCCGCGAAATGCCCGGAATCCGCTGCGGTCAGACCGAAAGCGGTGAGTGCATCCGTCACGATATCAGAGGTAGTTGCCAAATCTTCCCCGGAGGCGGCGGCAAGGTTCATGATGCCCTCGATGCCGAAAAGCATATCCGAAGTTTTCCAGCCCGCCATCGCCATGTAGTTCATGGCCTCCGCCGCTTCCGATGCGGAGAACTTGGTCTTGCTCCCCATCTCCCTTGCCTTATCCCGCAAGGCATCAAGGTCTTTCCCCGTTGCCCCGGAAACCGCCCCGACCTGGCTCATGGCGGAATCGAAGTCTGCCGCCGTCTTTACCGCCACCGTGCCAAGCCCCACGATGGGCGTGGTCACGGTCTTGGTGAGGGTAGTCCCCACCCCGGAAATCTTATCCCCAAGGTTCTTCAAATCCTCGCCCACGGCGGCAATCTTCTGCACCGCCACCACCGACTGGTTCGCCTGTTCTTCGAGACTTTTCAGCCTTTCCTCGGTCTCAATGATCTCCCTCTGCAAACCATCGTACTGCTCCTGGGTGATCTCTCCCTTTGCCAGTGCCTCGTTTGCCTGTTCCGCGGCGGCTTTCAGGGTTTCCAGCTTTTCCTTCGTTTCCCGTACCGCTTCGGCAAGAAGCCTGTGCTTCTGTGCCAAAAGTTCCGTGTTGCCGGGGTCCAGTTTCAGGAGATTGTTCACATCCCGGAGCTGCGACTGCGTGGTACGGATATCTGTATTGACTGATTTTAAGGCGGTGGTGAGTTTCGTGGTATCGCCGCCAATCTCCACCGTGATGCCCTGTATCCTTGATGCCACTCCCCCTCACCTTCCTTCCCCAAATCAGGCATAAAAAAAGCCCGGATTTCTCCGAGCATAAAGAAAGCACCGATTATTTCTAACCGATGCTATGTATTGACCTTATGTTTTCTGTTCATTAATAAATTATTTCCCGAATGCTTCCATCAATCGGAGTTGCATCGTGAATGTTGAATAGTACCACATTTTTTCCAACGACCTTATTTGTACGGGTACATGGGTAAATGATTCCCGTCACTCCCCTGCTTTCCAGATACTCTGATAAAATGTGAAATGACCTATATGCCTCCTCCTTCTTATCATCATCTTTTTCATCTACTTTTTTATATATACAATTGCAGACCATTTTAAGATATTGCTTTGTAACGGCGTCCGCTATAACTTGATGGTTCACCATGCTTTCTGATTTCTGTTTTATTGCCTTCTCTAACTCTTTTCCATTCCTCCTATACCTCTCAACCTTTTTGGGATCAGATATAATTTCAGAAAATATTACTTTTTCCAGACCATGTTTATAATTATCCAGCTTTCTCCTGAATGCCCCTAAATCAATATCATTATAGGACAGGTCTAAGATATTTCCTTCTTTTGCCATTTCAAACAGGCAAAAAGAATACTTTTCACCTTTCTTCGCACGAAATTCTTCTAAGCACACATATTCACTAATGGAAAAATCCGCATTATATGCCTGCAGACTCTCCGCAAATGATAAATACAGATATGTTCTCCCCGGTGGGTTCCATCGGTTCTGTGCCTTGTTCGGCCACGGAATAAATCTGTCTATATCATGCCCCCATCCGTCAACCACTCTACATAGGATATCTGATTTTCGTAATGGACGAAAAAATTCTTCTTTCCGCAATTCAATGGACTGTGTAAATATTTCTCCAAATGTCTCTAAAAATGTTCTGGAACCATCACTGGATGTATTTATATTTTTCCACTTTTCATCTATGATTACTTTTGCATTTTCAAGCAGAATATCATCTATCAATTTCTCATAGTATCCTGCATCCAGCTTTGGGTTAATGAAAATATTATATTTTCCAAGCGTATGTGCATAATCCAGTACAGTATCTATTGTACAATCCGCTTTGTCTGGATACGTTTCTTCCAATGAGTCGTTTAAAGATTTTAATATTCCTGCCAATACATAACCATTCCCGTCTTTCCATACATCCCGCCTAATCCTTTTACTTAAAAACAGCAGTTCTGCTTTATATCTGTCACAAAAGTTTTCCAAGCGTTCCAATTCAAATAATACCCTGTCTGAATAATCCACAGCACCATACCTTCTCTCTTAAAAATATTGAACAATCAACCGCTTTCCAGTATATAATAAAGCGGCTGATTATTCAATAAAGTGCTGGATTCTATTAAAAAATATGGAACCTAAAACGCATCCATCGCAGCCTGATCGCCAAGCACTGCGTATGAAAATGAGTCGTTCCTGCTCTCGCAGTACATATCATTGATAAGCCCGATGGAGAGCAGTTCCAAGTCCGCCATCGAAAGCCCTAGCTGCACACACCTCAGCAAAAACAGCGGCGTGGTCATTTCCCGCTCAGTTGGGCGAAGTTTTTTTTAGCCTCCACATCCGTCTTTACGTTCAATCCCCACAGTTCTATAAGCTGTGGCAGAACTTGATAAATGGAAAAGGTGTTGAAACCATCTAGCCATTCGTCCACTTCATTGGGAATCTGCGGGTCGGCGTGCTTCGCCATCGTGTAGGCGATATTCTCGAACATCTCCAATGAGAACAGATCGAGGTTGGAGTTTTCCTCATCCCCCTCCCCGATGCTCTTTTCCAGAATCCGCAAATCCTTATAAATATCTCTCTGAAATTTCAGCCTGTAGATGCGCGGAATTGCCGCCGATGCCTTGAACAACACATCCTGCCCGTCAATCTCTATCTTCCTAACAATGCTCATATCCTTTCAGCCTCCTTTATCCCTGTCCTTCTGTTTCCGCATCCACTGCTTTGGGTTCCGGCAGATACACGCTCTTATACCAGTTGACATACGTCTCCGCAGATGTCTTATTGCCCGTCTTGGCTTTCACATAGCCGCTTGCCAGCGGTCTTGCCTTGATGGTCAGCGTCTCGGTCTGCACTTCCCGGCTTTCCTCATTGGTCTTGCCCTCGATCTTGGGGCGGCTTGCGGAACAGTTATACAACACATGGCGGATTTTGCGGATATCGCCGTCAAACTCAAAAAGCAGCGCAAAGGCCGCCGTCTCGGAGTGGGCGTTCTCCACCAGCACTTCATTATTATCCGCCTCCTCCTTCAGCACATCCGTGCGGAAACTTTCAGGAATAAGGGCAAGCTCCAAGTCGCCGTCATAGCCCATGTTGTTGGCTATGATGTAATACTCGATGCCGTCAGCATAGAACGATTCCGGCTCCCCGTTGGGGTCTAATGCGATGGAAACCGCGCCGGGCATTGCCACCGGGTTCTCAAATCCGATCTCCCCATTCTCCTGTATTTTCTGCAAGGCATAATGGCAGTTGCAGATATTGAATTTCACTTTATTGTTCATTTCAGACCTCCGTTTCATACAAGACTTCATACAGTTTTTCCGACTCAATCCACGTCTCGCTCTTGCCATAGAAGATACCATGTTTGAGAAGTACCGCCTCTATGGTTTCTTCCAGATCAGGATTTTTTAAGTCGGTGTACAGTTCAATGTCAAGCTGGTTGATTTTGAAATACGCAATCCCGTCCGCCGCGAAATTCGCAGCTTTGGGATATAAAAATA